CTACGAGCACGTCTGGCGACGGCTCCCCATGCGGAAATACATGGTGGGCCGCGAGACCGTCCATGACCTGACGACGCTGGCGATCGAGAACTGGGAGGGCGAGTACCTGGGCCACGCCGAGAGCGAAGAGGGCCGCGATATCGTCGCGATGTCGATCGCCGGGAAGGTCAAGCGAGCCCACCAGTGGCAGTCGGGTCGCGAGCCGCAGGAGTACGGCTTTTTCTGGACGCTGATGCTCGGTGCGATCGTCAATGCGATCGTGCAAATCATCGTCAAGTGGTGGCTCGAACGTAGTGTCAATCGCGTTCTCATGGCGGCGTGGCAACAGGAGTTGACTCGATGACCAGCGAGCAAGTGCAGAGCACGTTCCTCACGATGATCCGAGACTACGGTTTCGCAACTGTCGTGGCGTTAGCGTGCCTCTACGTCGGCAGACAGGATGTCCTGTTACCCCTCGTGAAGGCGCACTCTCAGTTCCTCGAAAAACTCGCGCAGACGCAGATCGAGATCGCCGGTGCGGTACAGGAGCAAACCCGCCTGCTCTACGCGCTCCAGCCGGGCGCACGCGAGACGCCGTACAAGGTCAGCGCCCCGGTGCAGGAGAAGTGACATGGCAGAGTTTTCCCTGCTACCAGGGCAGCTTGCCCTGAAAACACGCCAAGGCGACGAGTTTTCGGCGACCGTCACGCTCTCGCAGGGCACGGCGGCGTTCAGCCTGACCGGATACACGGTCACGGCGGGCATCACGTCGCTCGTGGACGGCACCAGCGTGGACGACTTTACCTGCTCGGTTGTCTCGGCGACTGCGGGCACGGTGTCGATCTCCCTGCAAGAGAACGAAACCTCGGCGCTTGCATCGGGTTCGTATGCTTGGTCGTTGCGGTGGATCGCGCCGGGCGCGGTCACTCGCACCGCACTATCGGGCGTATTGGAGGTGACGCGGTGAGCATCACGGCGAGCGTCTCGGGATCACCGATCACGGCGAGCGTGACCGAAAGCGGCGCGAGCGTCGCAGTGTCGCCCGTGGCGATCTCGGCGACGGTGCTCGCTGGCATCGGGCCGCAGGGACCGGCGGGCGCGACCGGCGAAGGCGGCGGTGCGACGAGCCTCGCGACGCTGTCCGACGTGGAGATCACCGCTGCCGCCGACGGCGATGTGCTTCGATACAACGGCTCGAAGTGGGCCGACTACGCCGAGATTCAACTCACCGATGGGGGAAATTTCTGATGCCCAACACAATCCGCATCAAGCGTCGCGCATCGTCCGGTGGTGCCGGAGCGCCCAGCTCGCTGGCGAACGCGGAGCTCGCGTTCAACGAGAACTCGAACATCCTCTATTACGGCACAGGAACGGGCGGCGAGTCTGGCTCGGCGACCAGCGTGATTGCGATTGCCGGATCGGGCGCGTTCGTGTCGATCACCGAAGTGCGCGCTGCGAACACGGTCCTCGCTGGTCCGACGAGCGGTGCCGCAGCTGCGCCGACGTTCCGGGCGCTGACCTCCGCCGACATCCCGTCGCTCTCGGGCGTCTACATCCCGATGACGGGTTCGGCGACGCCGACCGGGACGTACACGTTCAGCGGCACGGTCAACGTCACGGGTACGTTCCAGGTCGGCTCGACCACCGTCACGTCGAGCGCCGCCGAATTGAACCTCGTAGACGGCTCGATCGCGAACACGGTGGTGAACTCGAAGGCTGTCATCTACGGCTCGGCCGGTCAGATCGCAGCGACGACGATCACGACCAGCGGCAACGCGACGGTCGGCGGCGATCTCACGGTGACCGGCAACCTGACGGTCAACGGCACGGTCACGACCGTGAACAGCACAACCGTCACCGTGGACGACAAGAACATCGAGCTCGGGTCGGTCTACTCGCCGACGGACACGACCGCTGATGGCGGCGGCATCACACTCAAGGGCTCGACCGACAAGACGATTCTCTGGCTCAACGCGACCGACTCGTGGACATACAACCAGAACATCGAGCTCACCTCGGGCTACGCCTACCGCATCGACGCCGTGTCAGTGCTGAGCAAGACGACTCTGGGTTCCACGGTCGTGTCGTCTTCGCTCACGAGCGTCGGCACGATCGCCACCGGTGTCTGGCAGGGCACAGCCGTCGGCGTCGCCTACGGCGGCACCGGGCTCACGTCCGCACCGCAGGGCTCGGTGCTCGTGGCGAACACGGCGAACACGTACACCGCGCTTGACGGCGGCGGTACGAACGATGGACTCCTCGCCTACACGGCATCGAGCGACACGATCGCCTGGGCGACGAGCATCGACGGCGGGACTTTCTGACGTATGCCCACGTATCCAATCCAAATCAAGCGCAGCGGAACGGCAGCATCCGCTCCGTCGTCGCTGGCTCACGGCGAGTTAGCACTGAACTACGCCGACAAAGTGCTGTATTTCAAGGACGCCTCGAACGTCATCCAGTCGTTCACGTTTCAGTCCTACGCGCTCGCGTCACACACGCACTCGATCTCGGATGTGACGGGGCTGCAAACCGCCCTCGACGGCAAGGCGTCGAGCAGCCACACGCATTCGATCTCGGATGTGACCGGATTGCAGGCGGCCCTCGACGGCAAGGCGTCGTCGTCGCACGCCCACGCCGCCAGCGACATCACCTCCGGCACGCTGGACATCGCCCGCATCGCCAACGACGCCGTCACCTACGCCAAAATCCAAAACGTCAGTGCCACCGACCGCCTGCTCGGTCGCTCGTCGTCCGGTGCAGGCGACGTGGAGGAGATCACCTGCACGTCGTTCGGTCGTTCCTTGATTTCGTCAGCCGATGCCGCAGCGGCGCGCACCACGCTCTCGGTGCAGCCGACAGCCAGCCCTGCGTTCACCGGCGCGGCGACGTTCGACAACACCGGCAACGTCGTCCCTCTGACGATCACAAACGCAGGCACCGCAAACTCGTTCGTCGTCAACGACGCGAGCGGGGATACGACGCCGTTTGTGATTGATGCCGACGGCAACGCGGGCATCGGTTACTCCACCCCCAGCGACTACGGCAAACTCGTTGTGAGCGGCGGCACGGCCGCCAACGCTCCGGTCGTCACTATCGAATCGACGGCGTTCAACGCATCACAGGGCTGCTCGCTGGACTTCGCTCGCGCTGGGTTCACGCAGAAGGTGCAAGCGAGGCTTGCGACGCAAGACAACGGCGCGTCCGCGTCGAACTTCATCATCTACACAAAGGCCGACGGCACCGCTGGTGCTCTGTCTGCACGCCTCACCATCTCCTCCACCGGCGTCGCCACGTTCGCGGGGCAGATCGTCGGGCAGGCGGGGGCGGCGATCTCTGGTGGTGCTGTCACTGTCACGTCGCCACTGCGACTCACAGGCACCGTCGCTGGCAACAACAGAATGCTGGAGTGGCAGACCAGCGGAACTACGCGATGGCAGGTGTCGGCCCACTTCAACGCCGAATCTGGAAGCAACGCCGGGTCAGACCTCTACGTGAGTCGATGGTCTGATTCTGGCGTTTTTCTTGGCACTCCTCTCCAGATTCGACGTGACACTGGAATGGTGACGTGCGAGTCAGGGCTGACCGTGCAAAACAGTCCCGTGACGGTTATTGGGGGCAGCGTCTCAACGTGCAGCGTGGCACCGAGCGGCGATCCCAATACGGGGCTGTATTTTCCGGCGGCGAACGTCGCGGCGGTGGTGACGGATGGAGTAGAGCGAGTGCGGGTGGATGCGAGTGGACGAGTAGGCATAGGAGTAGCGCCCGGCAGCACTTCGCCGTACGCACTGACCGTCTACAGAGGCTCCGTCGATTCAGTCATCATGGCGCAGGGCTTGCTCACCGATTCGCCGTTCAATGGGACCGGCAAGTCTGCGGTGCAACTAGACGTGGACGGAAAAGGCGGGTTCGCGTGGCAAAACGATGCCAGCGGCGGGACTCGCACGCTCAAACTCCTGAGCAACAGCGGATACGGGGCAGGCGATTCGACGCTGATGACCGTGTCGTCCGGAGGAACAATCACCGCATCGCAGGTCTACAGCGACACCGTCGGCGCGACGAACCGCGACCTGTTCGTAGACAGCACCGGCAAGTTCGGCTACGTCTCCTCCATCCGCGAGTCGAAGACCGACATCGTCACGCTGGACGACGTGTCATGGCTTTCCGCGCTCTCGCCCGTCTCGTACCGCTACCGCAAGAAGAACTCCGACGGCACCTACAGCGACGAAGCGGACGGCGTCACCGACTACGGTCTGATCGCGGAGGACGTGGAAGCGGTACGGCCGGAGTTGTGTTTCTACGACCAAGTGGACGGCGAGCCGCAACTGCGTGGCGTCACGTACAGCAAACTCATCACGCCGATGCTGCGGTACATCCAGCAACTGGAAGCACGCATCGCCGCACTAGAGGAGCGACTCAATGGCTGACATCCACACGCTGTACGCTGCCGAGCCGTTGTCTTACGCAGCCACGTATGACCGCCTGTGGGTCCGCGAGATCGTCGTCTCATCCCAGACAGGCGGCGAAGCCGAAGCCCGCGTGACGTTGGTCCGATTCCGCACCACCGAGACAGGCGTGGAGGAGGCACCGGCCGAGCCGGTGCGGCTTCATGTCCGCGACCTGCTCGCTGGAGCGGAGGCCGACGCGGACCTCGCGGCGGCGGTGGGGGCGTTGATGAACTACGTGGCGAAGGTTGGCGTGGCAGAGGGCGTCGTCGCGGCGGGCGAGTGATATGGTCGTCCTGTCGTCGATCCTGCGTCGCGAAGAACCGCAGCGCGAGCGACGCGAGCGGGTGCCGCTACCCGGCGAGCTCGCCGTCGTCTGCGTGTTCTGGAATCCTGCCGGGTGGCGATCGCTGCGGCGGAACTACCTCCGGTTCCTCCACGAGATGCGGTGGTGGGGCGTGCCGACGTTCAACGTCGAGCTCGCCTACGAAGGGCAGGCGTTCACGCGCGACGACGCGTGGCTCACGGTCCGAGGCGGCGACCGAAACGTCCTGTGGCAGAAAGAGCGCCTCATCAACCTCGCAGTCGAACGCCTGCCCGACCGCTTCGACAAGGTGGCATGGATAGACGCCGATATGGTCTTCCTCGACCACCAGTGGCCCGAGCGGCTGTGCCGCACGCTCGAAGAGTGGCCGGTGGTGCAGATGTGGAACGAGTGGCACTGTGCCGGGCCAGACGGGCAGATCGAGAGCAAGAAGTTCTGCGTCGGACATCGCTGCGAAAGGTATCTCAGCGAACAGAACTGCTGTCCTGGCGGTGCGTGGGCGGCACGACGCGACATCTGGCCGCTCTACGATCGGCACATCGTCGGCAGCGGCGATTCGATGATGGTCGAGGGATGGACGAACCACCAAGTGAAACGCTGCCTGCGGATCATGAACGAGCCGATGGCGAAGCACTTCCGCGAGTGGAGCGAGGTGGCGTACGCGAAGGTGAAAGGCGAGATCGCGTGCCTGCCCGGTGACGCGATGCACCTGCACCACGGGAGCCTCGCCGACCGGCAGTATCACTCCCGGTGGTATCCCGTCGTGAACGGCGGATATGACCCGGCGACGCACGTCGAGGTGGACGAGAACGGTCTGCTTCGATGGACGGACTCGGCACCCGAGACGCTCGTCGAGTGGGTGCGAGGCTACTTCGCGAGCCGAAACGAGGACGGCTGAGTTGACACGTGCCGCACCATGCGGGCATGGACATATCAACCAAGCGAATCCTCGTCACGGGCGGTGCCGGGTTTCTCGGCAAGGCAGTCTGCCGCGTGCTGCACAGTCGCGGATGCCGTCACGTGATCGTGCCTCGCCGGGTCGCGTGCGACCTGACCAGCGAGGAGGACACGATCGACCTGTTTGACGACCACCGGCCCGAAGTCGTTCTGCACCTCGCGGCCGAAGTCGGCGGCATCGGGGCGAACATGGCGACGCCGGGAAGGTTTACCTACGCGAACCTCGCGATGGGGCTGCACGTGATCGAGCAGTGCCGACGGTTCGAGGTCGAGAAGGTCGTCGTCGTCGGCACGGTGTGCAGCTACCCGCTCGATCCGCCCGTGCCGTTCGTCGAATCGGACTTGTGGAACGGCTACCCCGAACCAACGAACGCCGGATACGGCGTGGCGAAGCGTGCGGTCTACGAACTACTCAAGCAGTACAACAAGCAATATTCGCTCCCCGGTGCCGTTGTGATTCCGACAAACCTGTACGGCCCGCACGACAACTTCGACCCGGTGTCTTCGCATGTGATCCCGGCGATGATCCGGCGATTCTGCCGCACCGATCCGGTGACGCTCTGGGGGACGGGATGTGCGTCGCGAGAGTTCCTCCACGTGGACGACGCTGCCGAAGGCATCGTGCGAGCAGCGGAGAAGGTGACGACGCCCGATCCGATCAATCTCGGTGGTGGCGGCGAGGTGCAGATGAGGAAGCTCGCCGAGATGATCGCGGGCGAGTGCGGCTACATGGGCACGATCCGCTGGGACTCCTCGAAGCCAGACGGACAGCCGAGGCGTGCGGTCGATGCGACCCGAGCCCGCGAGATTCTCGGGTGGACGCCGAGAGTCAGCCTACAGAACGGCATCGCCGAGACGGTCTCGTGGTGGAGGGATCAATGCGTGTCGCTCTGATCACCGGCATCACCGGGCAGGACGGCTCCTATCTCGCTGAGCTCCTGCTCGCGAAGGGCTATATCGTCCACGGCATCGTGCGGCGGTCGAGCACGTTCGGCACGCAACGAATCGAGCACATCTTCCACCGGCTCAACCTGCACTACGGCGACGTGACCGACGGCGGTGCGATGGCAAGGCTCGTCGCTGAGATCGAGCCAGACGAGCTCTACAACCTCGCGGCGCAGAGCCACGTGCGGGTGTCGTTCGACCAGCCCGCGTACACGGCGGAAGCGGTCGGGCTCGGAGCGCTCAACGTCCTCGAAGCAGCCCGCGTCGTGCCGGGATGTCGTGTCTATCAAGCGTCCTCCTCCGAGATGTACGGGCAGGTCGCCGAGACACCCCAGCGGGAGACGACGCCGTTTCGTCCACGATCACCGTACGGCGTGGCGAAGGTCTACGCTCACTGGATCACGGTGAACTACCGCGAGAGCTACGGGATGCACGCATCGTGCGGCATCCTGTTCAATCACGAGAGCCCGAGGCGCGGCGAGACGTTCGTGACCCGCAAGATCACGCGGGCGGCGGCACGCATCGCCAGCGGCATCCACGAGACGCTGTACCTGGGCAACCTCGACGCCCGGCGGGATTGGGGCCACGCAGCCGACTACGTCGAGGCCATGTGGCTCATGCTGCAACAGGACGAGCCCGACGACTACGTCATCGCCACGGGCGAGACGCACAGCGTGCGGGAGTTCTGCGAGCGGGCGTTTGCCCACGTGGGGCTCGACTACCGCGACCACGTCGAGATCGACCCACGCTACTACCGACCGGCTGAGGTGGACCTGCTCCAGGGCGACGCGAGCAAGGCACGCAGGCAGTTGGGCTGGGTGCCGAGCGTGACGTTCGAGGGGCTCGTGGCGGGCATGATGGACGCGGAACTGCAAGCGTTACGGGGACGCGTGGTAGCGTGAGGCTATGCCGCAGCGGATACCGACGTGCCGCCCTCCTCGGCTACGAACTCCACGCAAGCCCGAGGCTCGACCCAACGCCTACCAGCGTGGCTACTGCGACGAGCGGCACCGGGCGTGGCGGCTGGCCGTGCTATTGCGTGACGCGTGGACGTGTCGCCGGTGCGGGCGGGTATGCGCCAACAAGCGGGAAGCCCACGCGGACCACGTGAGCCCGGTCGTGCATGGGACTGACCACTGCGAGGATGGACGCAGTCGGTATGACGTGGATGGCGGGCAGTGCCTCTGCGTCGCGTGCCATGCCAGCAAGACAAAAACCGATCAGCATCGACTTTCTGGAGGACACTGAGTTGCCGAAGGCCGATATAACCACCCGCAGAACCCCCGACAGGGGGGGGGCGGGTCGAGCCTTGCCGGGGGCTTTTAATAAAAACCCCGGTTGCCCTTGAGCGTGCGCGGCCGGGGGTTTTTGGCCCCCCCTCCGCGAGCCCCGCACATGCGTTCTGAGGCCCGTTTCCACTAGCCAATAGCTCCCACACATGAACATTCGAAACCGCGTCAAATCGCTCCGTATGGTCCCTGCGAGCGACCTCCGGCCCAATCCGAAGAACTGGCGAACGCACCCGAAAGCCCAGCAGGACGCCCTCCGGGGCGTGCTGGCCGAGGTCGGGCTGGCCGACGCCTGCCTCGCCCGCGAACTGCCCGACGGCTCCCTCATGCTGATCGACGGCCACCTTCGAGCCGAGACGCTTGGCGACGGCGACGTGCCAGTTCTGATCCTCGACGTGACCGAGGCCGAGGCCGACAAGATTCTCGCGACGCTCGACCCGCTCGCTGCGATGGCGGACTCCGACGCGGCCAAGTTGGAGGAGTTGCTGCACACGGTCAACACGAGCAGCCAAGCGTTGCAGGAGTTGATCGCGGCGACAGCGTCGCAGGCCGGGCTGTACGAAGACCTGAACGCAGAAACGTCAGAAGAAGGCGACGATCCGAGCGACGAAGACGAGGCCGACGATCCGCCGCCGAGTGGCGTTCGCATGGTGCAGTTGTTCCTCGACGAGTCGAATATCGGCGAGTTCCAAGACGCCTGCACCAAACTTGCCGAGGAGTACGCGACCGAGAACATCACCGACACCGTGATGGAGGCGGTTCGCCGTGCAAGTGCATCACTGTAAGGAGAAGTTCCAAGCCGACTACCTCGCAGGAACCAAGCTCGACGAGTCGCACTACGACCACCTGCTTGGCGGCGACGAACCGTGTGACGTGTTCAAGCCTGACGGAACGCCTCTCGTGAAGTACCGCCCGCGTTGGTTCAGCGAGGGGCTGTGCAAATCGGTTATGCCTGCGTGCCGCAAGGCGGCGACGAAAACGAACAACCGGGGTATGGCCGCTGGTGACATCAAGGAAGTTGAACTCGGAACGCAAAGACCGATTGCGGCGCTCACCAAAACGCACTTCCGCACTATCAAGGAAGACGGCACGATCAGCAACACGACGCGAGGCGGCGAGGTAGAGAGCGGCATCATCGGCTACTTCGACCGGAGCGCCAGGTTCCCGTTCTGCCGCCAGACCTCATTCCTCATCTCGCAGGCCGCGTCGTGGAAGCGTTTCCTCCCGTACATCGAACGAGCCGACGAAGGTTTCCGCGAGCTCATGCCCGACCGATGGGCGGTGCAGCGCGGGTACGCCAGCCGCACCGCGTCGGATTGGGTGATCCCGCAAAGCACGTTCACGACGGTCACGGTCAACAAGAACTTCCAGACCGCGACCCATAAAGACGCTGGCGACCTCGCATCTGGCTTCGGCGTGATGTCGTGCCTGCGGAACGACAAGTACGACGGAGCGTATCTGGTGTTCCCGGCGTACCGCGTTGCGGTGAACTTCGGACACGGCTGCCTCTGCCTCGCAGATGTCCATGAGTGGCACAGCAACACGCCGTTCACAAGAATGCGGCTCGGCTACGAACGCATCACGCTCGTTTTCTACTACCGCGAGAACATGATTCACTGCAAGGAAGCGAAGGCGGAAGTCGAGTGGGCGAAGAACAGAAAAAGAGGGGAGCCACTGGCGTAATGGCTGTATGCCTTTTCTATCTCGCGGAACCGAAGTACGGCGGATGGCCAACCTACACGTCGCATCTCTACAGAGGACTCGCGGAAATAGGCAAACGACCTGTCCTGTTCAAGATAGGAAACACAACTGACGGCAGGATGCGACCGTACGGCAGGGGGATTGAATACACGAACGTCACGCTAAGCGATGCAGTTTCAATGGCGCGTGGTAACCCCTGCTTCATCACCGCAGTCGGGAAGGGCTACTACGACGCCGCTTGCAGTTTGATGCTGTCAGGTGCATCCGTTTGCGTGCACGACCCAACGGAGCTGAAAGAACCTTTCGCATCGGCACTCCCAGCCGCAAAGGTGATTGTGATCCGTGAGTCGATGCTTTCGCACCTACCTCGCGCGAAGTTCATCCTTCATCCTTACGCGCCTCGCGGGCAGCAAGGAACCAAAGAAAAACTAGCGTGCGCGATATCAAGAATCGACCATGACAAAAACACAGCCATCATCGCATCTGCGAACGAACGGCTAAAAGAGCCCGTTCAACTTTACGGCGCGATCAACCGCATCTACTCATACTTCACGCTAGACGCGAAGCACCCCGGCTGGGAGAAGAACTACGTCTTAGCACCGAGCGCGAGCAGCCTCTGGGCGTGCCAGAAAATCGCTTGCGGATACAAGAAAGTGGTCGATCTGTCCGTCATCAAGAAAGACGGCAGAGGAACGCAGTATACGTTTCTTGAGGCCGTGGACGCAGGCTGCTCGCTGGTTTTGCACAAAGCGTGGGAACCGACTGGGTTGCTTTCGCAGTTGAGTCGCACCGTGCAAGATGCAGACGGCTTGGTCGAAGAGCTTTCGAGGCCGTGCAAGTTCGACAAGAAAGCCGCCAGCCGATTGTTGGCACACCACTGCCACAAAAAAATAGCGGCACAAACCTGCGAAGCGATAGGAGCCTGACATGGGAAAGCGCGGCCCCGCCCCTGAACCGTCGATCCTGAAATACATTCGCGGCAACCCGTCGAAGACGGCGCTGCCGACGAACGAGCCGACGCCAGACCTGCTCGACAAGCTCGACCCGCCAGCCTCGATCAATGACGATCCGGTCGCCGTGCAAAAGTGGCACGAGACCGTTCCGACGCTGCGGCGGATGCGCGTGTTCACGGAGGCCGACGTGGATGCGTGGGCGATCTATTGCCACACGTGGTCTAAGTGGATTGAGGCGAAAGAGAAGTGCAAGCAGTTCGGCCGCGACAACGTGCAGATGGAGCCAGACCCGAATCGAACCGACGGGAGGATGCGGATCAAGTGGACGCAGCCGTACTCGTGGGCGGTTGACGAGCGATCGCTCCGCAACGATCTGCGTCGCCTTCAGCAGGACTTCGGCATGACGCCGAGCAGCCGTTCGCAGGTGAGCACGCATGCCCAAGAAGAAGCAGACCCGGTTGCCGATTACGCTGCGAAGAGACGCCGAACGCCAGGGGCTTGACTACTACTTCGATCCAGAGGCTGCGCAACACGTCGTCGGCTTTTTCGAGAAGTGGCTGCGACACTCGAAGGGCAAGCACGCAGGCGAGCCGTTCGCGTTGCTCGATTGGCAGACCGCGATGCTCGGCGAGTTGTTCGGCTGGAAGCGGCTCGACGACGGATCTCGCCGCTACCGGATGGCGTACATCTCGACCGCAAAGAAGCAGGGCAAGTCCACGTTGCTTGCTGGCATCGGCCTGTACCTTCTTGCCTTCGACGGTGAGATCGGGGCGGAAATCTTCGGGTGCGGGGCCGACCGCGAGCAGGCGTCGATCGTGTTTCGCGAGGCTGCGAGCATGGTGCGGGCGTCGCCCAAGCTCTCCCGCGTGCTGGAAGTCATCGACTCCCGCCGCACGATCGCTTACCGCAACGCGTCGTCGTTCTACCGAGTTCTGTCTGCCGACGCGTTCCGGGCCGAGGGTCTCAATATCCACGGGCTCCTCTTCGACGAGCTCCACGCCCAGCGTGACCGGCGGCTCTGGGATGCTCTGCGGTATGGCGGTGCGGCACGCGAGCAGCCACTCATCGTGTCGATCACGACGGCAGGCTACGACCGCAACTCGATCTGCTGGGAACAGTACGCCTACGCCAAGGCGGTGCTGCGAGATTGGACACACGATCCGACGTTCTTTCCGTGCATATACGAGGCCGAGGAGAACGACGAGTGGACGAGCGAGGACACGTGGCCGAAGGCGAATCCGTCGTGGGGGGTGACGATCAAACCGGACGACTTCGCCGCCGACTGCCGGGAGGCCCAACTCTCCAGCACCAAGGAAAACTCGTTCCGCAGATACCGGCTCAACCAGTGGACGCAGCAAGATACGCGGTGGATCAAGATGGAGACCTGGGACGCGTGCGCATCCGCCCCCCCTGCTCCGCTTGACGGCCGCGAGTGTTGGTGCGGCCTCGACCTCGCAACGACGTACGACACGTCGGCGTTCGTCGCGGTGTTTCCGGAACCAGACGGCACGTTTGACGTGCTGTGCCGTTTTTGGATTCCCGGCGTCAACGCACTCGACCGCGAAAAGCGCGACCGCGTGCCGTACATCACCTGGGCCAAAGACCCCGACACCGGGCTCGTCATGACCGACGGCAACGTCACCGACTACGACGTGATCCGCCGCGACATCAACGAGTTCGCCAAAAAATACAACGTGCGGCAGATCGCGATCGACCGCTGGAACGCGACGCAACTCTCCCTGCAACTGCAAGGGGACGGGATCGAGGTGGTAGGTTTCGGGCAGGGCTTCGGTTCGATGTCCAGCCCGTCGAAGCAACTCGAAGGGCTCATTGTTTCCGGCAAGCTCAGGCACGGCGGCAATCCGGTGCTGTCGTGGATGGCAAGCAACGCCAGCGTCAAGGTGGATGCCGCCGGAAACATTAAGCCGATCAAGCCGCCGCATGGAAGCTCCGACCGAATCGACGGCGTCGTGGCACTCGTGATGGGAATCGGATGTCACGCAGCGCAAAAGCCGCCTGACAGCACACCAGAACCCTCGATGCTTTTCCTATGATTGCACCCTCAGACCGCATCCTCTGGCTTCCGACCTCAGAGTACGAGTCTCGCAACTGGGACTACGAGTCGGGCGGCTACGGCGGCAACCGCAATCCGTCGGGCGTGCGGATCGACCCCGAGACCGCGCTCCGCTCGACGGTCGTCCTCGCGTGCGTTCGCGTGCTCTCGTCCAGCGTGGCCGGGCTCCCGTTGCATCTCTACCGGCGGTTGCCCAACGGCGGCAAGGAAATCGCCCGCGAGGTGCCGCTGTACCGCATCCTCCACGAGCGTCCGAACGGCTGGCAGACGAGCTACGAGTGGCGAGAGCAGATCATGCTCCACCTGCTCACGCACGGGCAGGCGTTCGTCGAGATCGCCGGTGCCGGTCCTGCCACGCAGTTGATCGTGCTGCACCCGAGCCGGATGCAGGTCGAGCGGATCGAGAATGGGCGACTGCGTTACCGCTACCGAGAGGATCGCGGCACCGAGACGATCTACTCGCAGGACGCGATCATGCACCTGCGGTGGCTGTCCGACGACGGCGTCAACGGCATGGTGCCGGTCGAGCTCGCCCGCGACGCGATCGGGCTGGCCCGTGCGTGCGAGATTCACGGCGCGTCGTACTTCGGCAACGGTGCCCGGCCCGGTGTGGTTCTGTCTACCGATAGCACGATCTCAGCCGAGGCGGCCGAGGCGCTTCGCAACGGCTGGGAGCGGATGCACCGTGGCAGCGAGCGAAGTCACCGCACGGCGGTGCTCCAAGGCGGGCTCAAGCCGATCGAGCTCGGCGGCGGGAACATGCAGGAGTCGCAGTTTCTGGAGACCCGCCGCTTCGCCGTCGAGGAAATCTGCCGCATCTACGGCGTGCCGCCGCATCTCGTGGGCGACCTGACGCGGTCGTCGTTCTCGAACATCGAACAGCAGTCGCTCGATTTCGTGACGAACGGGCTGATGCCGTGGCTGCGTCGCATCGAGCTTGCGGTTGGTCGCGACCTCATCACCGACGACACGCTCTTCGCGGAGTTCGACACTCGCGGCTCGCTGCGGGCAGACGCTGCGGGGCGTGGTGCCTACTACAACACGCTCTGGAACCTCGGCGTTCTGAGCGTCAACGAGATCCGGGCGCTGGAGAACCTCAACCCCGTCGATGGCGGCGACGTGCGGTTCGTGCAACTCAACATGACCACGCTCGACAAGGCTGCGGCCGAGCCCGAGCCGACGCCAGTCGTCGAAGAGATCGTCGTCGAGGAGCCGGTTGCCGAAGCCGCTTCACCGGAAGACGAACCCGCACCGGACGCCACGCCCCAGGTCGCCGAGGTCTCGCTCAACGGTGCCCAGATCACCGGGCTCATCGCGATCGTGCAGGCGATCTCCGATGGTCTCGTCACCCGCGAGGGCGCTGCGGCAATGATCGCTGCGTCATTCCCGAGCATCCCGCCCGCACAGATCGACGCGATCCTCGCAGGGGTGGTCGAGCGTCAACCGGCAGTAGCAGCGGATGCGCAGCCGCAGCAAGTGCCGGTCGTCGAAGACGCCCCCGCGAGGTCGCTCGAAGAGCGTGCCGAGCCCGGCACCGTCGCCGAGGGCGACTTCGTCTCGTGGGGCTCGTCTGGCGGTCGCGCCCGTGGGCGGATCGACCATGTGATGGACTACGGCACGCTCGACATCCCCGGCACCGACTTCACGATCGACGCAACCGAGGACGACCCGGCGGCGCTGATCACGGTCTACGAAGAGGTCAGCGGCGGGTGGCGGGCAACCGAGACGCAGGTCGGACACAAGGTCTCGACGCTCACGAAGATCGACGCGCTGCCCGAGCCGCCGCCTGCGGAGGAGCCACGGGCGAAGCCACGGAGGCGGAAGCGTGGCTAGGTATGACCACATCGACTTCTCGCCGCCGTCGGGCGTGCGGGAAGAGGCGGCCCGAGGGCTGGCATGGCGCGACGAGTACGGCCGAGGCGGCACGGCAGTCGGCGTTGCCCGAGCACGCGACCTGAGCAACGGGACGAACATCTCGCCCGACACGGCGAAGCGGATGGCGAGCTACTTCGCCCGGCACGAAGTGGACAAGCAGGGCGAGGGATGGAGTCCGGGGCAGGACGGCTTCCCGAGCGCGGGCCGGATCGCATGGGCTCTCTGGGGCGGCGATCCGGGGCAGGCGTGGGCGAGCAAGTTGACGCGGCAGATCGAGGCAGCGGACGAGAACGACAGGAGCACGACGATGAACATCGAGCGACGTTCCCTCGCGATTGACGAGGTTGAATCGGCGGTCCCGCTGCTCGCGGTCGAGAGCCGCAGCGAGGATGACGGCAGCGAGCGCGAGTACATCGTCGGCTACGCCGCGAAGTTCGGCGTCTTGTCGCTCGACCTCGGTGACTTCGTCGAGCGGATCGACCCAGGTGCGTTCGGTATCGTCGCCGAGCGTCGCGGGCGGCGGCGGCCGCTGGAGACTCGCGCCCTCTGGAATCACGACGCCAACTTCCCGCTGGCCCGCTATCCCGGCACGCTGTCGATGAGCGTGGACGAGGTGGGGCTGCGGTATGAGTTCCCCGTGCCTGACACGACGTACGGGCGGGACATCGCGAGCAACATCCGTGCGGGCATCGTCAAGGGCTCGTCGTTCTCGTTCACCGTGCCGAGCGGCGGCGACTCGTGGGCGGTCGAAGATGGCCGCAGTGTGCGGACGATCCAGAGGGTGGATTCTCTGATCGATTTGGGACCAGTCTGCTTCCCGGCATACCCGGATGCTGACGTGACGATCGCCCAGCGCTCCTACGATGCGTTTCGCCGTCAGCGTGACGCCGAGGCTCATCGCCGCATGGCTGCGGCGACCCGCGCCCGAGAACTCCGCGAGTACCTGACCAAGCATGGCCGCTAAGTCCGGCGACACGTGCGAGCGGTGCAAAGCCGCTCGCCTCAACGTCGCGTCGAGTCAGGCGAGAGGCGAGTACCAGACTCGCTACCTGCGCTGCCCCCGCTGCGGGCACACAGACAAGCACGTCGTGCATTCCGAGCACGTGCGTCGTCGGGCTTTTACTTCATAGTAAAAAACCCGGCGTCGAACTGGATGGGTGCCTGTCTGGCTCCGTAGGTTCGTGGATAGGTGGCGTGAGCGCCGCCGCATCCCGACCAAGGAGATCGCACCGTGGACAAGATCAAGCAGCTTCTCGACGAGCTCGCCCAGGTCGTCGCCGAGATGGAAGCGATGTCCGAGGCTCCCGCCGAGGGCGACGCCCCCGCGATGGACGCGGAGGAGGAGTCGTCGCTTCGCTCGCTGTCCGAGCGTGCCGACAAGCTCCGCAGCCAGATCGAGCTGCTGCGTGCCATCGAGGCGAAGAACCTCGAACTGCGTGCCGTGCTGGAGCGTGGTGCTCCCGCCAAGGCGATCGAGAAGGCTGCTGCCGAGGAGGCTCCCGTGGAGAAGCGAACCGTCCCCGCGATCCCCGTTAGCCACGGACCGCTCAAGGCGTTCCGCAGCGCCGAGTCAGCGTACCGCGCTGGCATGCACCTGAGGGGCTACGTGTTCGGCGACGCCGAGGCTCGTCGGTGGTGCGTCGATCACGGCGTCGAGAGCCGCGCCCAGGCGGGCGGCGTCAACTCGCTCGGTGGTGTGCTGACCAGCCCCGAGCTCAGCAACGAGATCATCCGGCTCGTCGAGGAGTACGGCGTGTTCCCGCAGTACGCTCGCCGGGTGCCGATGTCGAGCGACACCCTCAACATCGCCCGTCGCACCGGTGGGCTCGCCGCCCGTCCGGTCGGTGAGAACGCCGAGGTTCTCGCGAGCGACGTGACGTTCGACAACGTCGAGCTCGTCGCGAAGATCTGGGGCGTGGCGAATCGCGTCCCGAACTCGCTGCTCGAAGACTCGGTCATCGACCTCGCCGACCTCATGGCCGTCGAGACGGCTCAAGCGTTCGCCGAGGCCGTCGATAATTCGGCGTTCGGTCCTGCCGACGGCGAGAGCACCTACCACGGCGTGGTCAGCATCACGAAGAAGATCGTCAAGGCTGCTCACTCGGCGTCGGTCGTCACCACGACCAACGGCACCGAGGACACCTACGGCGAACTGACCATGAAAAACTTCACCGACATGGTGGCGAAGCTGCCCACCTATGCTCGGCGGAACGCCCGGTTCTACATCTCCCCGTCCGGCTGGGGCGCTGCGATGCTCAGGCTCGCGATGCTCCCCGGTGGTGCGAGCGGCCCTGGCGGCAACTCGTCCAGCGACGTGGCCGCCGGGTTCGGTGAGCGGTTCCTCGGATACCCTGTCGTGCTCGTCTCGGCGATGCACTCCAGCCTCGACGACAGCAGCGGCGAGGTGGCCTGCCTCTTCGGCGACCTCTCGCAGGCCGCCGTCTACGGCGAGCGTCGGGCGATCCAGATCCGCACGGCGTCCGAGCGGTACATCGAGTACGACCAGACCCTCACGTTCGCCACGACCCGCAACGCGATCGTCGTGCATGACGTGGGCTCAACGAGCAAGGCTGGCCCGGTCGTGGCTCTCAAGTTCGGCTGATACGGCGACTGACTTTCAACCCTCCGAGGAGATCTGAACAGTGAACCATCTCGAAGCCACGAAGTCCGTCGTCGGCCACACCGAGAACCTGACGGCGGCGCAGACCCACACGCTGGTGATCGACCGTCTCGGCTACGAGTACGTGTCGCTCGACGTTGCCCAGGAGCCGTGGACGAACGCGGGTTTCACCTCGCAGGCGTCCTTCACGGTGCTGAAGCTCAGCGAGTCCGACAACAACTCGGACTACAGCGACGTGACGGCGTTCGTCGGTGGCGGCACCGGCGGCTTCACGCTGCCCACGCCGACCGCCACCGCTGGCGACGTGGTCGTGCGGATGGACGTGGATTGCCGTGGGAAAAAGCGGTACTTGAAGTTGACCGCGACTCCCTACACGACCGGCACCGTCTACACGGTCGCCCGGCTCGGCAAGGGCAACGACGGCCCGGTCAGCGCCTCGTCGAAGAACGTCAACGCCACGGTCAGCGGCTGATCCGGCTTGACACGACCGACACAGTGAGCGGCGGGTGGCG